GTGGCCGTTGGACTTGAGCCAATCTTGAGCCGACTTGTTGCCAGCGACAGCCAATGCGAACTGCCCCATAACGTAGCCCTTGTAGGACTGCTCATCACGAGTACCGCTAAACACCGACTTTGTAACGCCGCCGTTTGTCCATGGCTGAACAGCAGGAGCGGCTACAGGTGCAGTCTCACCGAGCGACTTGATCATCTCAATGCGAGCTTCGATATCCTTGACTTCCGACATCAGGCTCTTTGCCTGTGCGAGGTCACCACCGGAAGCGGCGAGTTCCTTCGCCGTTGCGATGTTTCCGAGTTTCTTAGACTCGAGTTGTTCAATTGTCATAGTGACATAATCTCCAAGCGCGCAAGAAAGTCTGCTCGCTCTTGGTCAGTGGCTTTCGCCTCAACTACGATGTCCGGGTTTACTTCTGGTTGGTCTGCATCCCGCAGAGATTCCCAACACTCAGGAGCCAGCCGCTTAGCGGCAGACCGGGAGAGTCCGACTGCATCCCGCAGCCGACGTTCTACACTCCGGAGGCTATCCGGAGCGGATTTCACCAGCATCGGGTCAGACCCAATGGCGGTTGCAAGTTTCTTCGCACGATCGGCAAAGCCATCGACCAGTGCAATGATGTATGGTGTCTTGTCCCCTTGGACTTCGTAGAGTCCCATGATGCCAGCACAGAGGTTATCGTAGAGACCTTCAAAGCCTTCGTGAATGATGTTTGCGCCAGTGCCTGTATAGACCTTGTCAATGTATGCGGCTGGGTCTTCACCGATTTGTGGCTCGGCTAGCTCAGGAGTGATGGCATATTCTTCGCTGTCATCACCCATATCCATTCCCATATCCATCATAGAATCCATTGTATACATGTCCTTTAGGGTCTTTACACTGTTGCGATACTCCGCTGGTGTAGGTGTAATTGATGCTTCGGCGATAGGCCAGGAAATAATTTGATTCACCGTGCCATTGCTCTTGCGCTGTACTAGATGTCCAGCTGCTCCAGAGGAATAACCCATCTTGCCTTGCTTGCAAAGCTTCGCGATCATCTGACCGTACTCGTCAGCCATGTCTACCTGTGCCTCGTACCACAGCCCGGTATCGGTCATCTTGACTGTGCCTGTGCCGATACAACGCTTGCCTACGACAGCATCCATACCGTGGTGGTAGTAAAGGTTGAGCGGTACGGCTTGACCTGACTTGACCGGGAAACCGTAGTCTGTGTCAGGCGTGAAAAAGTCACCTTCAAGATCCGGCGTTTCAGGCGAGCCAAAGCGCACAAGATAGCCCTTGACATAACCAAGGCGGTCACTCTTGATTGCATCACTGTAGACTGTTAGCAGTTCCATGTGCTCACTATCCCACATAACCTATTGATCCATCTGCCGGTTGGCTATAAGCGTTTCCCACTCACGAGCGGTACGGCGTGGCTTTACGGTAATACCGAACTCTTTCAATGGAATAATGCTGGTCGTAGGCCCCCAGTCGCTGTTTTCCTTGACCCGTACAAAGTCAGAAAGCGGCTTGCCTTCCTTCCATAACCGGTAGCGGCCTTCACCCATGATTTCTTCTATCTCGCTGTCGTTCAAACCAGCAAGAATGTTTTCAGGCGTGGCAACCTGTGGGCGCGTATCAGGGATAGAAGAATCGCCGGTTATCTCCGCCCAGGAGAGGGTCTCCGGTATCATCACGCATCTACAGTTCGGGTGGCTTGGCATGATTTCGTCGGTCTTGTGTAGTGTGCCAGACAATGCCAGACATGCAAGACACACCCTGCTATCTTGGGTCGCTTGCCTGCGATATCCCTGTACTGCCGTGTTCTGCGTATACAGTTGTCGTTGCGCTTCACGGGCGCTTCGTATCATCTCTGTCCGTGCTATCGTCTCGGCTCTCTGCCGACCGATATCAGCCACCTTACGTACACGCCGTGCAACCGTTCGGGGGCCTTCACCTAGGCTTATACCCTGTGTCAAAGCCATAGTCATGGCATCCGTGGTTACTTGCGGGATAGTCGCAAATAGCTCACCCAGAGGGCTTCCATCACCCGCCATGCCGACAAAGGTTTGAAGCTGATCGTCTGGGAGTGCTGTCCATGTACTGCCGAGTGTAACGCCTGCCGGTTTACGGCCAGCCGCCGTTTCAACCATGCCGACGCTCGCCTCATTCGCAAGGATGGCCGACTCAAGTTGTCCATCGGCGGTTATCTGTGCCCCCTCGATGCTAAACTTCTTTAGGTTCTTCCCCAGTTGTTCGATATTTTCGATAATCCGCTGTCTCATCCAGAGTATGGTTTGACTAGGTGGCTCCCCGTTGGCTTCACGCTCTGCGATACGTCCCTCTAGTGCTTCGAGTTCATCGATGCTTGCTTTGGTAGCTGCCTTGTATGCGCGTTGCATCTTGGAGATTGCTACGCCTTCACGCTCCAGCAAATCGTTCCTAAACTTCTGCGATGCTGTATAAATGCGAGCCGTGCCATCGTCTACTCGCTTGGTAGTGGCTCCAGCTCGTACCCGTAAAAAGGGTGGCTCTTATACACTACCCCCGGAGTGCAACAATCGATGCTCTTGCCGTCTGCCTGAATCTGGTCGCGTTTGGATGTTGACCAAGAGAAACCAGCATCACCGCCCCATAGATCCCATGCTACACGTCCAGCCGAAGGATAACCGGACTCGCCAGCGCTGAACCCTTCGGCTTGCTTGTCAACTTCATGACGACTAAAGAATGAATACATCCGAAGTATCGTGTCTTCGGATAGTTTCTCACCGTTCACGATTTGGTTTGCACGAGTCAAGCCGACCAGAGTACCGCCGGGCTTCCCGTCTTCATGCCATGCCAGAGCACGTCTAGCCGCATCCTGCATCCCTTGGTTCGGGATGTACTTTAGATCAATAGATTTTGAAGGCGTGATTATGCCAATGTTCTGGGTCTGTATTGCCGTTGAATGGAGGATGCCTTCATCTTCTGGCTGTGGATCCATACCAGCAATGCGCTTTGCCTCAGCCTTGTCAATGATGCCAGCCTTGTAGAGCTTCTCAGCGCGATCAGCTGCTGCGCTAAGGTCATCCGCCAGAGCACGAACCTGAGATACATCGAACTCTAAGAAGTCACCGGATTGAGTCTCGCTGAAGTCTGAAAGCAGATGAATGGTAATGACATCAGCGATGGCGCGGAATAGCGGAATCATTCCATCTTCCCATGCCGCTTGCTGAGCGCGTTCGTAATTGCTGTAGGTGCTTCGCTCAAGTCCAGAGCCAAGTCCAAGCACCATTGGGTTGAGTCCAAGTGCAGAACAGATGCGCTCTTCAGGTACACGACGGATGGCATCCAGAGCCAAGTCGTTAGGCGTTAGGCTGACACGATCCATCTTGTATGGGCCGTTCATCACGACAACACCACCAGCATTATCGCCGGTAAGGTCTTCCCGCATCTGCCGCTTTATCTGCCGTGCATCGTCAAGGCTGATGTCTACCGATACATCCTTTGCATCTGGGCCGATGATGATACTAGGCATCGCCCCATTCGCAAGTAAACCATAAGCAGCTGAGGACGCTACGTTATCGGTACCGATTTCACGTAGCATGGCTTGAAGGGGTGAGCGCCCAAGGCGGATGTCTAAAGGCTCCCTGCCGTATCGCAGGTGAATGATGTCCTCTAGTTTGATATCGAATGTACGGCCATCGGTGGTGTACTTGTACATGGTGAGTGGGTTAGTGCCATCACCAACCGGCCTGACCATGTCAAACGGCAGGAACTGAAGACCGATTACCTGACCATCACGAGTGGAGCGAATCTTCCTCAGGTAAGCGTTTCCGAATAACTTGTAGTCCTGAAGGAACCAGCCCCATACAAGGTTAGCCGGTAGGCCGGGCATCGGTTCAGCGATGAGCTTCAGCACTGGATGATCTGGTAGTGCGTCTGCCTGTGAGCCGTCTACAGGTCGGCAGACTTTGGCTACACCCTGTGACCAGTTCCTGACATACCAATCAATAGCCACTGCGACGATGCCGTTCAAGCCAAGGTCACCAGCTACGGCTGACCAGTCTTTATGGCTTCCAGGGAGTGCCCTGCGGAGCCTACTGTACAGTTGCCCGTTACCGAATCCGGTTAGCATACGATCCATGCTTTGCGCTAGCGGAAGCGGAAGCGCCTCGGTTTGGTTGGCTACGGTTTTACGGCCTAAGAAGCGGTCAAAGATACCCATGCTCCCAGTATCCCACAAAAAGAAAAAGCCCCCTTGCGGGGGCCTTTAACTGACCGTGTAAATCCTATGACATATTTTCGCACATAATATGATGATCAAGAGCAACGTATGCAGGATCTCCGTAAAGACCCTCTAATCCTGTTTGACGCATAATGTAGAGAAAGTCGCTTGCATCACTGATGCTATCCCAGTCATATTCTCCAAGTTCTTCGTTGTCAACAATATAGCATGGTACTTCGATTTCCATTTCAATAGCGGCATCAATTCGGTGTGAGCAATTGATTGCAAAAAGCGCATCAGCACGATTAATAACAACACATGGAAGATTTGGGTTCCATCCAACGTTTTCCATCATCATCACCAAGGAGTCAACTTTCTGTGAATCGGTTTCATTGAACTTGACTAGTCTAGTTGGGTCTACAAATGTTAATTCTCTCATCGTCTCTATCTCCCTTGCTTATGTCTAAGTATACACTCTCAGTATATATACTGCAAGGGTATAGAAATATATATTTTAGACGGCACCCCAAGAACGCTTTGATCCGCACACTTGCCAAGCATACGCCAGGGCATCTACCACGTCATCATGCCTACCAACGGGAAATGATAGTAGCTCATCTTCAAAGTAAGCTGGTAGGCCTTGGCAGTGCATTACTTGGCTTTGCTCGTATCGGGCTTCTAGAGGGGCAAAGCGGGTCACTTTGTCACGGTCTGGGCGGATGCCCCGTATCGGCAGTTTCGTGCGCCTTAGAAGCTCCTGCACAACGGCGGCTTGATACTGCACCTGCTCAATGCCGATCATGCTAGGATTCCATTTATCGGCCATTGCCTCGATGAATCTCAGGACAGCTGCAAAGTCCGACCTAGTGCGGTTGATGTCTCGCACGTAGATTGTCCCATCGTCTCCCCGGCTCACTACGGCAACGCCGGTGTAGTCGGCTTCAGACTTCGTAGATATGGCAAGGTCGACCCCGATATAGGTAGGCAACCCTTCTGGGCAATCGTCATAGCGTAGCCACTCCCGCTTGATACGCGCTCCCGCCGCATCCACAAACTCCGCTAGGTACTCTTGACGGAAAGCGATCGATGGCAAGGATTCCCCCGCCTTGCCTACCTCCTCAGCATCTATCCACGGGTTAGCCGTGGTGGGCATTTGCCATGCCATCCAGTCATCATCCTGACCAGCCATGCCGTACAAAGTACGGAAGTAATTAGAGCCTTTAGGCGTACTAAGGAAGAAAGCATCGCCCTTAAAGTCTGTTAGTGTTGGGCGTATGGCTTCCGTCCAGGCTTGTTCGAGATGCCGTGCCATTGCCGCTTCATCGATGATAACCCGCTTGTACTTACGGCCACGGGCTACCGTGCTAGGGTCATCCAAAGTCCAGTAATCGATGGCTGCCCCGGTTATAAGCTCGATGCGCGGCGCTGGGCTTTGTACCGCCCTGCGGATAACCGGAGCATAGATTCTCTTGTGATCGGCGTATGCCTCTTCTAGAAGCCTGTAGGTAGGTGCGAACCACGCGCAGGGCAAGCCGTCAATCAGCACCGGGTCACTGAGCAAGTTACCGCCCAGTGTTGTCTTACCAAAGCGTCTCCCGCAAGCAAGGACGTTGTACCGCTTGGCTTCCCGCAGTATGACCTGCTGGGCTTCATGCGGCTTTGGCAGGACTAGTCGAATGTCAGACAAGGCTGGTACGCTTTCTCAGCTGCAAGGATGCGGGCTTTCGCGATTTCGATGTAGTCTGCATCCATCTCGCAACCAATGAACCTGAATCCTTCAAGCACGGCACCCCGCCCGGTGCTACCTGATCCGGTGAAGGGGTCGAGCACGATGCCGCCGGTAGGTGTAACCATACGGCACAAGTAGCGCATCAGGTCGGTAGGCTTTACGGTCGGGTGAAAGTTGCGCTTTAAGGTTTCTCTATCTTTGAACATTCCATCCGCAGCATTACCGGGTGTATCTGTATATGAATAGCCAGCCTTCCAACGTTCTTTCATCATCTCGCACCCATCGTGCCGGTCATCCTTACAGGCTTTAGGCGTGTAGAAGAATCGTGCCGCTTCACCCATGTTTTGCCGAATCTCTGCGCTTCCATCGTGCATTACGTTAGCAGGCCAGCGGCCTATTGTTGATGCATCTTCATATCCGCTGATTTCACCATCTTGCAGTTTATGAAAACCTCGCCATTCTTTCGGTCTATGTTGAATTATTTCCTCTTCACCAATCCGGCAACCGTCAATGTTGATTGCGCCTGTACCCCACTCCTGCACGTTCTGCGCTACCGTGGCTTTGAATGGCTTCCGTGCCATCGTGATAGGCTCCATGGCTGGCTTGAGTGCTGTTCCCCAGCCCTGATGTTCACCGTCTAAGTTGTGCGACTTTGGGAAACCGCTACCGTACATCCACGCCAACATATCCCGAATCTCAAACCCGGCATCTTCAATGCGTACCGCCATGCGGTGTTGAGTCCTAGTACCGGCAAAGGCCAGCAGGTAACCGCCAGGCTTTAGCAAACGCAAGCATTCTGCCCATATCTCGGTTGATGGGACATCGTAATCCCAACGCTTACCCATGAAGGATAAGCCGTAAGGCGGATCGGTTACAACAGCGTCAACAGAGCAATCCGGCATGGTTTGCAGGATGTCAAGACAGTTGCCGTGGTGAAGCTCATGCACCTGACTTATCCGCGTACTCGACTATCACCTTTACCGGGCTACCGTCAGCGCCGGTCTGTTCAGTCCTAACGCTAAATTCTTCTTTGCGTCTGCGTTCAAGCCACCACGCCGCCGCTTGCCATGTACCGGATTGCGCTGCCTTTTGTATAAGCGCCACATTGCGCATTGCAACAGCACTCTCGCTTTTGATGACATCGTCCGCAAATTCCGGATAAACCTCAATCCATCTTGAAAATGTATCTTGACTGATAGAGGCATATCCGCAGGAATCCCGGCGTGTATTTCCAGCCTTTAGTGCATCACAAATTAATTTATGTTTGTCTGAATTGTATTTAGTTGGTCTTCCTGCTGGCATTACAAACCCTCCAAAAACGAATCAAGTTCTAGCATATCTTTGTCTATTTCCACTGTTGTAGCTTGGTTTTTTACTCCCATGACTTCGCAGTGCGCCCGGTATACATCCTGCGCTTTTTTATTTATACCAAAACCTACCGCTGATTTATATTCTGTAAAAAACGGCAACCATGCATCAAACATCTCTTTAGATTCATCGCCATCAACGTTTTCACATCGATTGTTAGCATTAAGGTTTAGGCTTCCGCGTAGCACATAAGCATAAGCCTCGTTTTGCATTAATACTATTTTGCTATGATTCCGCGCAACTATTATGTTTTCAGCACCAAGCCATTCTAATGTAGTTTCAGCGTGTATCCGTCGACAGTTTTGAAAACCAGTATCAATCATAAGAGTCAATGATTTTATAGTCCCTGATTCTTTTAGGTCTTTTAGATCAGCAATCTCCTGCATAGCGGGAACCCAAGTAGACAACCATACGTGTGCTGGGCCAATTTGCGATAAACAATGTTTTATAGCTGCAATCATGTCCCATTGACCAGCTGTAATTGCAGAAAAACCAGAGCCATGTGTTATGACTCCGATTGTTTCAGCAGCTGATTTATTGCGCGCTATCGTTTTGATAGAAGTCCGGTTTTTACGATAGTAGGCAATCGGTTGCACTTTGTATGTATCACCGCTTGCCATCTAGACTCTCCTCAATGTTTTCTGTAGCTGCCCAAAGCAGGGCATCTCTCATCTGACGTTCTGTGATGCCCTGCTGTTTCGCCCGTCTCTTGACATCAGCGTATAGCCAACGTGTATACATCTCCGACCATACCACCACGCATCCAGCCCCCACCAAAGCACCAATGGCAAAAGGTATCATTTGCTTTCTTCCCATATCGGCTCCCCGGTTACCGGATTATACTTACCGATCATCCAGTCTTCAGCGAACAGGTCACTAGCGGTAAGCCAGATGACCGAGTTGTTTTCCTTGACCTCTGTACCCTCTGCAACGCTAAAGGTGTCCCATAGCTCAGAGAACCGGAAGTGTAGCCCATCAGGCCACAAAGCCCGGCGTATGGGCTTCTCCGCAAGCAAGGCATCAAGTGCCTGGTTATATCTCATCTGATTATCATCCAGTCGTTGGCTAACACATCAGCACCACGGAAGTAGGCCGGGCCTGCATGATGCCGTACTCCTGCCCCGTCAAGTTTGTACATTACGAGCTGGCCGTGGTTGATAGCATAGTGGATTCTTGCGCCGTCCCGGCAAAGATACTTGCCGTCCTTCATATGCACCAAGGCACCGCTAAACCCTATCCGAGCGGTGTAGTGTGCCGTAACGGGTGCAAAGCCGGCCACCTCATCGGTACACATCTGCTGGTACCCAAGGCTTTGCGCGTAGGCCAGCAGCTCCGGATTGCGTAACCACTTCTCTACGCTTTGCCGCCGTACGATGTCATCGGCTTTCGACCAAGTACCGGTGTTGTTATAGATTTCCATCGCTTGCCGGATGCGCTCTTTCTTTTCTTCTAAACTAAATGCTAGTGCCATTTATCTCCTCGGCTTCCCTGGCTATCCGATCAGCGTAATCGGTGTCCTTGGTAGCGGCATAGGCCATGTACCAGAGAGCCTTGATGCCGTCTGCATTCGACTGTCCCTTGTGTGGGCAACGCTGTAAGTACTTGATCACGTTGCCTGTCGCAAAGTCCAACCCCCAGTCGTCAATGACGCTGAGGGCTTGAATCTTGGTTGTGCGGTAATGCCCGGTCAATAGTCTAGAATCTCCCATCCATCACACAATACAAAATCCTGAAGAATGCTGTTTTGTGTAAGGATGTGTGCTTCTTTATTGTTGAGGGTGATTTTTTCGGCTACTACTTCGATGTAGCGACCTTCAGCCCAAACAATGCATCGAACCTTGCTCCCAAGGCGTAGTGCCTTGAGAGCTTCGGTTGCTGTGCATGGTGTTACTGTCATACGGTTACCAACACAGGCTGATGATTCATCATCTTGTCGATTTCGTATGCCACAGCCCAAATGTCAGCAATAACATCAGCTATCTTCAAGTCATTTACCCAGAATGGATTCTGTAAAGTGTAGCCAACGTATTTGCAATCGTGAATACCCGTATTATCGCCAGTAAGAGTAATCAGAAGATGTAGATCACCTTTGTACATATAGATTTCTGTATGGTCGCTTGATACCTGAATCAGTAACGGAACATCGATAACTGCAAACGGGTCATTGCTTCTGTCGATAGCACGTCGTGCCATATCCTTGATGGCTTCCGTTAGTGATTGATTAGTTTGTTTCATTGTTTATCTCCCTAAAGTTGGGGCAGTATTACCTGCCCCATATAGACTACCCTTATCTATTCGCCTTCAAACGGATCTACAATATCTTCGACTGGTACGGCTTTGCGTAGTGGCTTTGTGGCTGCCACCTTAACCGGCTTGACAGTCTCGATCACGTTGGTCAACTCACCATTCATCTTCTGTCTGGTGCCTACCACTACCTGCCACTGCTTGGCTTTGAGGACTTCAACATCCAGCTGCGCGAACTGGGTATTGGTCATGCGTCCAACCATGCCATCGAGCAGGATTGTGAGTTTCGCTTTTTCGTTACCGTAGAACGTTTTCGTGTACTGGATAAACCGGAACGGCTGGCCATCGTCATCGCCTACCTCGGTGGTTTCAAAAATCCACTTAAAGTTAGGTTCCATGATGTCTGGGTTATCGAATGACTTACCCTGCGTAGCTTCGCAATCAATCAAAGCACAGATGTAGATGCCTTGTTCTGCGACGCTGTACTTTTTCCCTGAGCCTTCGGAAAACTTTCCGTGCTGTGCAAAAAATCCCATTGTTTCTCCTTGAGCCACCGGCTCGACTGTCGGCACTATTGCCACACAGTTATATACCAAGAGTAGATACACTGTCAAACATTATTTTTGACCTGTACGCATGAACCATTCAGGGCACAAACTACCATTACGAATCACATGGTCATTCGGGACAATAATGAAACCTTCGTCGATCAACCCGTTGTCTGCCTTACAAAATGGATTTGATCCATGAGATTTAGACCAAGTATAGCGGAGCATAATGTTTTCATTTTCTTGGACAAGATAAGTACCCAAACCGTCATACCGCTTAGGGATAACACGACCACCAGCCGCAAGCCATGCTTTGACTAGTTCAAACTCATGCTTCCATCGCTTCATGTGTTTTTTATTTTCACGTTGATACCGCTCGTAAGCTTCTTCCAATGTCTCGCACTTCATTTCCATATTGTTCTTTGTTCTTTCTTGGCGATACCTGTATCGGCGCATCAGCGCCAGATACATGGTTCGCCCTATCGTTCCCCCAACCAGCCCTTTTCGGGCTGGGGGGTGAGAGTCTGAGAGAGGGGGGTATTTCAAAAGTGTATCTATTTATATTCTTAAGGGGATACACTTTTTCGATACACTTTTTACACCCTATAATACTTCCTGTCACGGCACATAATCAGCTGCAATTCCACAGCTTCATCCACTACATCCCAGATTAGATTTCTATTCTTTTTCATGCCATCACAGATACCACTTTTGGTCTTTCCGGGATTGTCGGTAATGTACTGCGTAACCCGATCAAGCATCTCTGTTTCACTACCTGCCGTGGTTACTTGCTGTAATGCTATCTGCCCAGGTTCATCGGTATTGAGCCTGTACACAAAGTGAACCCAGTCATCCTCCCCGATATGCCTGTGTTTGACCGTACGCACGTCATATGTCTTGGCTTCTATGTCGTGGTTGATAGATAGCACCATGTCGGCCTGTGCGGCCAAATCTGAGGCCCCACGCATAGTGTCCTGAGTGATTGCACTACCGGGTGCAAGTTTCTTGTTATGGTGCAGAATCACTACTGCTGCGCCAGCATCGATGAGTTCCTGGAACCTATCGTAGAGTTTAGCTACAGCGCCGTTGTCGTTCTCATCCATGCCATGAACACGTACAAAAGTATCAACGACCACTAACTGGATATTGTTATCCTTGATGTATTTCACAAGCGTGTCAACATGGAACTTCTTATCAACCTTAGTGTTCTTCTTTTGGATGATGTGTAGGTTTGGTAGATCGGTTGGATGCATCATGCAGAAACGTCCCCAGAACTGCTTCAGGTTGATTTCCTCATTGATGTACATAACTTTAGCGGGTGTTGTCTCAATGAAGTTGCACCACGGTCTACCAGAAGCGCAAGCAATCGCAAGATCAATGCCAAGCCATGATTTACCACTCCCGGATGCAGCAGCTATAAAATGCAGACCCTTGTGAATAATCATATTCTCGGCTATCCACTCCTGCTCTGGGCAGTTCATGCCTTCTTCTTTAAAACGCCACCAGTTCCATATTTCTAGTTCAGGTTCCGGCTCGACCTTGTGAGCTAACTGCTCCCGAAGCATGGCGGGGGTAAGTTCCGGTAGGTCGGAATCTTTCCACTCATACCAAGCACGTCCAGCCTTTTCCCTTACCTCGTATTCTTCCATTGGTGGATCGCACCACTGTAGATTCCAAGCGAGTGCAGCTGGATAGGCTGAGTCGTAGTCAATGCGTGTAGAGCGTAAATATCCAATGTAAGCCGTCAAAGCGTTATCACGCCCACCGTATGGGCCTCCGCCCTCAGGATGTCGTTGATACAGTTTAGCCAGTGTGCCATCGCCTGAAGGTTCACCCGGCTGGCGCTCTGCTCGTGCTGGACGCTTCGGAGTAGCGTCCAACTCATCAAACCATTCATCTGCCAAAGTAGTGCCTCATAATCTCCGGCAAGTCTGCTCGGACAATGTCTAGTAGGAATGACCATCGTGCATCAGCTTTTGATTTTACGCAAGCCTGCTCTAACTCTAAAAAGAATGTGTCAAGGCATCCGGTATAGCGTCCGGAAGCATGGCGTATCATCGGGCTTGCGTGTCCCAGTTCGCCAGCCTTGGCAGATGCCAGCAGAGCATCAAGGCGCTCATCGCCTAACATCTCAACCAAAAAGGATTGCTTGTACGTTGGCTTGATGCCGCCACCCTTTATAAGCGTAACGGCTTTAGGCTCATCTGGATTCTTCCAGTTTAGAGTCCCAGGCACTCGCATGATTCGGTCTAGATTCGAAACATTATCAGTACCGGGTAGAAGTTTGTCGGCAAAGTCACGGATACGGTATTCAAGCGTGGTACGCTCCCGTGCTGACTTGCACTGCTTCGGACTGGTTAGAATCTTGTAGCCATGCCAGCCATTGCCTGTAGATACCACGATGTCGCAGTTATCAAGTAATCCTTGACTACTCCCCGGCACCTTGGCATCTAGATCTACCCAAACTGCCCCGACCTGCTCGATGGATTCTTTACCGAGCTTACGCCCTGGCCCTTCAGGCGCGGCACGGGGACACACTCCAACGTAGACATCATAACCACGCATAGCGAGACTGATGATGTGCTGGCTCAGTGCTTGCCCGGCTTCACCCTTCAGACATTCAGGAATGCGGTAGGTGGTTCGGTTAGCGTGTACCGGGTTGTGCTTGGAGAGTGGACGAATCTCGATGAATCCATCCGTGTACGGCTTGAAAAGATGCCGCAGGAATGAAATAGCCTGAACAGCATCGGTGGCAGGTAATGCCATGATGTATCAACTTTCTCTATGATGTTTCCTCTTCTATGAAAACTCCCGGGGATCAGCCGGGAGCTGGCAAAGCCTATTCCATAGAGAAAGGAACACTCACATTATACATCAAAAACAAACCCAACATGATCGGCTATAGCCTTGGCTGCATCTGACCAACTATAGGCCACAACGAAAGAATACCCATACGGTAACAAGGAGTCTCTGAAGGAAACCTGTCCGGGTGTTAGCCGACCTTTGCCAGCCTTCATCTCAACGTACAACCCCGGCGCTGGGCAAGGAAGGAATATGTCCCAGACACCGGCCTTCACACCCATGGCTTTGAACTTTGCAGCTGTACGCGGGTCACGATAGCCACCGTTAGGACAATGGTAGATGGTGGCAAGCTCAGGGTGTTTAGCCGACATCAGTCGTACCCAAGTAATAAGGGCTATCTGTTCGCGGTCTTCTAGGTGTCTCAAGTCAAATCCTCAACTTCATACCGCCCCCGTATGGTTGCCAAGGCTGTCTCAATCTGCGCTTCAATGACGCTTACGGGAGTCTTGTACCGGCTGGCTATCGTCCGCAGTGTCTCCGGCTTAGATCCATCAAGACCAAAGCGCCTAACCAGTAAATATCTTGAATCGTCATCTAGGCTTAGCAAAGCATCACCTAGTCTAGTTGCCCATGAATCAGCGATGTACGCATCCTCGGGGCTTGTGGAGGCTCCTAGCACCCTGCAATCTTCAAAGCCTAGACCATCGGTACCAGCAATAAGAGTTGACAGGGACATCGGCTCGACATGCTGGCTGGCTCTAGCAATGCCCACCATGGTAACCGATAAGCCTGTGTACTCTGCGAGCTGCTCATCCGTTGGAGCCGTGCCATACTTGTGCAGGTGCTGATCGTGTGCCTTGCGTATCCTGTACCACTTATAGATTGTATGCTCGGATACCCGTATCGTTTTGCTTTGGGTTGACTGGTACCGTCGATACTTTTGGATTATCCACTTCATAGCGTAGGTCGAAAACCTAAGATTGCGAGTGGAATCCCAGCGGTGGATTGCAGTGACGAGACCCTGCATACAGAAAGCCACAGCATCCTCAAAGTCATCCTGCTTGTGGATCTGCTTGGCCATCTCTTTGCATAGGCCAATGTTCCGATGAACCATCTCGGCCATGCATTCTTTGGGCATGATGTCAGCTGCCCACGCTTGATGGAGTAAGACCATCTCATCGTGAGATAACAAACGCTCCGGAGCCTTACTCAAAGCCCGGAGCGTCTGCCGTACGATTGACCTACTAGGTGTCAATTAAAAGTCCATCTGAAGTTGAACCTCAACTGTTTCCGTTTTGGAAATAGTTGGCGTTATGTCTTCGATTTTCTCTAGATAAAAACGCCCATCAATGCATTTACCATCGGCCAACATATAGGAATGCCAGAATCGCGTATCCTGTGTCTGCTTGCCCCTGACTGGTTGGCACTCAAGGTGGTAATGCTCCGGCAATGGATTTGTCCCTAGCTGATTGATCTGCGCCACAATATGAGTACAGGTACAAGGCCCATCTATATCAACGATAACACCGACTGGCCCATGCTTATGGTTATAGAAGTCATCCCAGCACTGGAATACCACTCCAGGTTTCATCCACGTACTCACTTGACACCCTGCGCCCGTAGCGCTGCTGGTTTGGTTTCCCACTCGTACCGCATTGCATCTTTGGTGGCAGAAACAAAAGCCAAAAAGAGAAGTACAGCTACCGCAGTGATAACACCAGCCTTGATGGCATCACGCATATACTTTTTCTTCGCGAGGTATGCGGCCCGGTTAGCCTCCAAAGCATAAGCACGTTCTCGCGCTTCACGAGCCTGCTCCTGCTGGTCTCTCCACTCGGCCAGACGGCAAGCCGTACAGACCTGATCGGTATCGACTACCTTATTCGCACAATCATTGCATCGTTGCATTTCTTTATCTCCCACTACCTTTTAGTTGTCAAACGTTTCTGGTTGTTCGGTCGGTTTGTTCCGACTCTTCCGACGAATGGTCAAGAGCCTTGCCAAGTCTTCCTCGGCCATGTCCATGGCTTCAGCGAGCTTAGCGAGGTTCCCAGCGTTAGGCGTTTTCTTTCCAGCCATCCAGTCCGATACCTGTGGCTGGCTTGCGCCTATCTTCTTTGCCAATTGTTGCTGGCTCAATCCTCTAATCATGCCATCTATATACCACAACTATATAATTGTATGTCAACACTTTGACAATATATATTCTTAGCGTATAATGAGACGTGCTTAGGCACACTGGAGATAAGTAATGCAGCATATAGACGTTTCGGAGGTTCTGGGTATTGATATTCCAGCTCATCTCATGGATGAGTTTGAGTATCACGGTAATTATTCCATCGTTGCACGAGTCAACGAACTAAAGCCAGAGCAGACAGCAGACTACATCATCGCTAACCCAATCAGCGAGATTGCACAGCACTTCGCAGATGAGCGTGGTGTAGACATCACAAACCGTAAAGACATCATCGCCAGCTGCAATCACATCAATGATCGCATGGCAGACCGAATCAACTAGGAGATAAAGAATGAAAAGTAGCGAAACAATAGGGGCTATTGCCCCTGCTCTCATCAAGGCACAAAGCCAGATGCAAGGCATCATCAAGGAAGGTAAGAACCCCGCCTTCCGGTCAAAGTACGTCACCCTTGATTCCATCTTGGACACTCTGCGCCCTATCCTTACAAACAATGGTTTGATGCTTACGCAGGGTAGCCACCAACCGGAGACGATGCAAGCCGTCACTGTAGAATCTCGAATCATCCATACATCAGGTGAATGGATCAGCACGACGGTAACCATCCCAGTGACAAAGCCAGATGCTCACGGCCTTGGCTCAGCTCTTACTTATGGTCGTAGATACTCTGTGTCCGCTCTGCTGGCTATAAGCGCAGATGAGGATGATGATGCCAATGGAGCCGTGCAGGCTCAGGATGGCTACCGTAGAGGCCCACAGGGAAACATCGTAATCGATGAGCCAATCAAACCTACATCAGCAAGGCCATTGTCACGATGACATTCGGACAGGTCTACTTCAGGCTTTTTGAAGACCTGAGCATCAGGCGTAAAGGTTGGGAGCCGGGCATGGTTGTCCGGTTCTCATCCATCGGTGCAGACTCGCTGGTGCTTCATCTGCCAAACGGTAATCGGATGAGCTACACGCCACCAGTAAGCGACTTGTACGACAAAGAAAGACAAGAAGTTCGGAACGATTGGGAGGTAATCAAATGAGTTTGATCGAGATGCATGGCGAGCTGTGGGATGAAGAAACGGGCGAATACGCTGGCCCGGCATCAGGCTGGATAACAGGTAACGAATCACCAGAAGACTTGGCACTGCTGGTCATGCGGAAGCGTATGGACATTGAAGCAGCCATCGATGCTGAGACGGCTAAAATGAATGCGATCGTGCAGAACTGCCAAGCCATCATCGGCAAGCAAGTTGCAAAACTTGAATGGCTGGAGCGTCAGTACAACGCCCAGCTGCAAGATTACGCAATGAGTCAGTTACCACGCAAGGCAGATGGAACGCTCAAGGCTAAGACCTGGACATGCCCTTATGGCACGGTAGCCTTTAGGACACTACTTCCAAAGGTTGCAGTGGAGTCGGAAGATGCAGCCCTTGTCTGGGCGCGAAAGAACTGCCCGGCAGCCATCAAGCTCAAAGAGTCTATCTTGGTAAGTCAACTGCCGGAGCCTATCAAAACCGCCATGCTGGAGCAACCAGATCAAGCACGTAAGGCAGGGTTTGTTGTGCATCCAGAAGTACAGGCAGTGACAATCAAAACGGTATAATCGAACTACCCGCAAGGGAAATCAAAACAACTATCGGTGCTTGGAAAGCGTAAGACCACCCCTCGTAAGTCGGGTGGTCTTTTGCTGTCTAAAGTTCCAGTCGGTCTTCGACTCTTGGTACATGAGGCTGATTTGGATTTGAAACATTTCTTTTGGATCTTAGGTGAAGCATCAAGCCACCTTTAGGGAGATTGGGCGCATCCCACAAAGCAGCATAGCCATCCTTCCGGCCATGCTGTATAAGCTCCTCGCTTGTAGTGCCCTTGTAAGTGTCAATGTAGGAACCAGTCCTGAGGGTCAAAACATCCTTACTCAAGACACGTTCGGATGGTTCAGCTATACCCACATTGAAACTTATCTTGCTGTCGCGTCCGGCTTGACGGTGGTGCGTATGACCACGCCAGATAGCATCCACACCTTCAAGCCACATTGATGCACGGGAAAAAGTTATGGCGCCCTTAGTGACTGGTGCAGCTCCTCCAGCACCATGATGGTAATGGATGACATAATGCGCCCAGCGTGGCTTACCTTGCGTGTTTGGTACAGGCATCTTGACGTGTACAAAGCCGTGATAACCGCCGTACTTAATCTTAGTTTCACCTGTACCGTTTAGCGCAATCACAAGGTGTTTCACGGGTTCGATGTGATGGAATCTTGCTACCGCGTCATCGTGGTTGCCATCACCTATCATTAGGATGTTGTTTTTGTATGGCTCTAGTATTTCAATGGCCCAACGGATAGACTCGCCGATCATGTCATCACCAGCCTGAAACATACGCGGGTGCAAGTTGTTAGCCCGGTATCGTTTTCGGTCTCCAGGCATGATGGCATCAAACACGTCGCCGTTTATGAGAATCTTTGCGCCAATGTCTTTGGCGCGTTGTAGTTCTTTTTCTATTAAGTCGTAATCTACATGCAACCCGCCAATGTGCAGGTCGGACATGAGACATAGGGAAAGTTCGTTAGTCTCTGATTTATGTTCAATTACTGTCATTGGCTGTTACCTCACTAGCAGTATCCCACCGTGAGATATAGAGCCCATCAACACAGTAACCTACCAGTCTATGGAAACAAAGCCACCGTTACTGCCGAGCTCGCGCCATGCTCTGGCCTTGCGGTATACGCCATCACCCTCGCGCGTTACCTTGTCTTCATCTTCCATTTCTGGGCTAGTATTGCCCTCCACGGTCTTCACGCCCCATGGAAAAACACCAACCACAATACCGATGTGAGCCAGTCGGTTCAATGGTGCAAACCAGAAGCAGCACAGGTCACCGATACGTACTTTTGTATGGTCGGCTTCCGCATCCTTCACACTTAGCCACTTACCTGTATGCCGCGCCCAGTTGCCATGATCGGGACAATAGCCAGAGCGTGGCCAGTCAGCAGGAATCTCAAGGGCTAAGTCATGAGCTGCATTCCGCATACGGTAGACCACGAAAGCGGCACACCAAGGGCTACCCGGTGGGATGGCAGGTACGCAGGAGGCTTGATAAGTTTCAACCGCCTTACCACGGTTGTCTCCGGTTTCCTGAACGCCCACATTGTCGAATGCTTCTTTAGCTGCGCGTAATGCGATTGGTCTGCTCATGGTGGTATATTCTCCTTGTCGACTTTATCTCCCGACACGGTGGGTAGTCTCCCTTCTGCATCACGCTACCCACCACCCTTCTTCCTTAGGCGAATGTCTCGCCATCATCCACTGAAATCAACTGAGTGATACCGCTCGTGTTGTTGTGGTAGTACAAATACCAGTTCCCTAACCGCCAAGATATGGCCGTTTGGTCATTGTTTACCCCGCTGGCTACCACTGCGCTTGATGCCGTGATGATGTTCCCCTGTGGGTCGTATATGACCCTGTGAAGGTCACCGCCGGTATTCCGGAAGCAAACGATACGCTTACCCATTGGGTTGATTGCAACGCTGACATTATTGCCGGTTGCACTTACTACGGTAGCCACTGATACACTCCCTCCTTCGTTGTCGGTGTAGTATGCATTGATGCCGCCACCACTCTTATTCTCGGTGATGATATAGAGCCTACCGCCCGGGCTCGTTGGATCATAAGCAATGGCGACACAAGCAACATTCGTAATGCTGGTCGTTACATCTACGTAGTTGCTTCCATTAGGGCCATCGGCAAAATGCAGGTGAACAGTATCGCTTTCGACATTGGCATAGCAAAGCCTCTGGTTAGGAGCCACATCTACCGATAGACAACCACCACCCGCTGTGAGTTCTCTAAACCAGCAACGGAAACGATGACTCGTGTGGAGCGGGTTTATGCCGATGATGTTAGCCGATTGTTTGGCGTTGTGATTGCTTTCACCGAGTCCCCAGGGAGTGCCGGTGTAATACCGGCCCTCACCGTCCAAGCTTGAATCTGTGCCACGGTTGGCGCTTGTACTGGCTAGTTCAAGGTTGACAGTTCCAGAGGCGGCAGGGTCTCCGGCATTGTCAAGCAGAGCGCCATGAGCGATACCACGGAGCAAACTTCCAGCCGGTAGATACAATCCAGAATCAGTACCGCCATTGACATCAAATGGGTCGTTCAGGTCTGGCGGGAAGTTGCCATTGATGCGGTCAAAGAGCGTTTGTGCAACGATGGTGCCTTGTGCTAGTTGATGCCCATATGCAAAGTCTGTACCGCTGGTAGCGTTAGGTGTGGCAAGGACACCGCCGCCCCTTAGCCAAGTCGAATAGCCAGTAACGCCGTTCAAGAAACAATCCCTAAGCGGTGGTTGTGATACCGAGCATGTAGCACCAGCCGGGTAGGCTACGCTGTTGGTTGCAGTCCAGCCGGGATGTCTGACAATAGATGCATCGGATGCATTGATCTGATCACACAACCCGCTGATGGTTACTGGCTGGACGCTGTAGGTAGTCACACCAGTAGAGCCGCCCACCGTCATCTGCCACCAGACATCTGATTCCTCTTCGGTTCGGCCGTCTCGGTCTTGTTGCCAGAAACGCCTACCGTAGTAGTAGGTAGTCGTGTCAGCCTCCGACACAATAGCAGGCGTGATGCGTTCAAACTGAGCCGTAAAAGAATCAGGGCAATAGGTGCTGTCGGTGTTGTTGTACTTGAGCGTGGTTGTTCCAATATCAATGGCACCGCTAGACACTCTCAAACGCTGGCAAGAAGTCATGCCCCAGTAAGCCGAATCTACGCTTTCACTTCCTGCGTAGCTGCTCGATGCTGTGTTCTTTCGCGGGTATGGATTGTCCTTGTCATCCGTAGCCGGTAGGCTTCCAAGGCTCCAGACATCAGGACTGCACAGGTCAAGCGTAACGGTACTGTATGAGGTCGTAGGAGCCACAACCTGCCATCTTTTGGTGTTTGCTTTGTAATCGGTCAGCTCGATATAGCCGGGTTGGTTGGTGCCACTTTGGCATTTGATTTGTACTTGCAGGTAACGGTATCCCGACATCCCTTGTAATGGTGAGTATGTTCTATCGTTTCCTGTACCAGAAATGGTTCGGTTGTTTGTCTCAGCGATTGACCAGCCATTGAAGCGCCAACCACGAAACAGCAC